TTACTCTTTATTTTCAAGTTCTTCAAAAATTTCACTAAGACTTTTCTTTTCTAATTCCCTTTTTAATAATTCAATAGATAAATCAAAAAAAGTACTTTGATTTAATTTGGTTTTGTTTGATAAGTTAACTATAAATTCAAAATTATCTCCAGATAGAGTTGAGTTTATTCGTTTTCTATGAACTAAAGCCATTCTTAAAATACCTCCTAAACCTTGAAATAGCTAGGTTTCAATATATATAAATTATATCACATTACACATGGTTACACAACTTTTTTGAAAATGCTATTTACAAGTTGTGTAACTATATGTATAATTTAGTTATAAATTAAAGTTACGTAACGATACTTAATGAACTGTAACATTACGCAACTAAATTGAAAGGAGGTAAGCACAATGAACATATCATTTTTAAAATTAGATACCAATCTAATAACAGACACTTCTATTAATTCTAATGAGTTTAGAATATATACATATCTTTTAAGTTTATATAACCAAGAAAAAAATTGTGCTTATCCTAGCCTAGAAACGATAAGTGAAAAATTAAATATTAGCTTATCAACGGTTAAGAGAGCTATTAAACATTTAGCTGAATTAGGATATATAAGTATAGAAAAGAAGAAGGCTCAAATCGGAAATCACAACATCTATACTAAATTAAAACATCTTATTGGAGCTAAGAAAACAGAAGTAACTAATATAAAAACTTTTGAAGAGATAAAAGAAGAGAAGATAGATAACCATGAAAATGTAAGGTTAGTTAGAAAATATGTTGATGTTGATAAGAGCAAAGTTATAAGAGAAATGTTAACTCTTATGAGTAAGAAAAATGTTAGAGAAGGTATTAAAAACTTTAATAATAAATTATCTAAGGGTGTATGGAAAAAGAATACTATAAGTAATTTATTTAGGGAGATAGTTCAAGTTTACTATACTCTAGGTGAGAAAATGAATTATAAGGTATTTAACTACTACAAGAAGTATTTTGATGTTTACGCTATACAACCTAAAGTGAGAGTTGATAGTGATGGAAATATTCCAATAGAAGGACAGTTGAATATTGATTTTTACATAACTTAATTAAGTTATATTTTTTTCATAATTATAATTTATTGGAGGTATTTTAAAAATGAAATTTGGAGCAAGAAAACCGAGTTTAAAAAAGTCTATAAAAGCAAGAACAACTGGAAGGGTTAAGAGAGTTATTAAGAAATCTATAAATCCATCATACGGTAAAAAAGGTATGGGTTGGGTAAACAACTCTAAGAAAGCAGCGTACAATAAGGTTTATAATAAGACAAGTTTTAATATATTTAAGAATCCACTTTCTGCAATAGGAAATATTTTAAGTTTAGGTGTGGGATTGTTCTCATTGATATTTGGGTTATTTTTAGTTTATTTATTCTTTGATTTTATATTTTTTCTTTTTAAATAAATTGCAAACAGGTAAATTTTTACAGATTGAAATTTATAATATAAATATAGATAAATTTTAAGGAGAGGTTAAGATGATAACAATACAACATCTAAGAGAGATGAATAAAAGAGATTTTGCCAAGGTTTTAAGAAAACTTAATAAGAACAATATTATAGAAACCTTGGAGGTTGAAGGAATTTGGGTAAAATCTACTTCTAAGACAGATGAGCTTATTGACATTTTGTTAGATGTTGTAGATGGTATAAGAACTTCAACAGAAGAGGATGTTAATAAACTTAATGCAAAGAATAAAAGAAGAGAAACTATAAGAAGAAATAAAGAGAGAAAAAGATTAGAGGAAGAAGAGAGAAATAAACAAAGATCAGAAGAAGAAAAAAGATTAAAAGGTATTTGGGACAATCTCAATAATTATGAGAAATCTTTAATAGTATGGAACTATGGATTTGACAATAATATGTGTCATGTTGGTGTTATATTTGACCTAATAGAAAGAGGTTTAGTTCCAAGCTTTATAAGCGAAGATAGAAAGCTTATAGATTTTATGGAAGATATAGAGCTTAATAACTATAAAGGTTGTAAAAGATTGTTATTTTACGTTCACCCAGACACTTATCAAAATTACAAAACTTATCAATATGTAGATTTGTCTAAAAACTTTGAGTTATTTAAAAGATTATTTGGAATAGAGAGGTAGTTGTTTATGAATATATCAATGTTAAGAGAAGCTAGTGAAATTGAAAGAATTAAATATTTTAGTAAGGTTACTGTTAAAGAATTAAGAGAGCTATTAAAAGGAAAAATTAAATATATTTCAAAGATGAATAAGGATAGTCTTATTGACAATTGTTTAAAGATAATATTTATGAAAGATGAAGAGTATGAAGAGTTTGTTCGTATAACTTTCTTATCATCACAACTTACAAATAAAGATGAGTTGGAGAAGATGAAGGCTAGAGCAATTGAATTATATAGAACTTTATCTAAGAGATATCATCCAGATAGGAATAATGGATGTGATAAGAAGTTCAAAGAGATAAATAATCTTAATGAAAGTATAAAGCTTGGGTTCGAGCAATCACTAAATGATATGAAAAAATATGCTAGATTCTATGAATTTAAAGAAAGAACTAAAAACATGGACACACCTTTCTAAATATGGGGATTACCTTAACATAACAAATAGTTTGTAAAAACAATGGCATCTGTTTTAAAATCATAGGCTTCCAGCCTTATAGTTCCAAGGTGAAGAGAGATAGGATTAAATATTAAAGCATATCATCAAAACAATTACCACTAAATAAAATAACCATGCCTATATTTAAATCCTATCACTATTTAAATTAATAGAGGATGTGATTTAAAAGACTATGCCAATGTTTAGTGTATGTAGTAGGTGTGGAGATAAGATACCCTTTAGAGGTAAGTGTAAGAAGTGTGAACCTATTATAAGAAAAGAAAAGAATAAAGAATACAGAATGAAATATGATGATACAGAAATAAGAAAAGCAAGACATTCTGTAAGATGGAAAAAGCTTAGACAAAGAGTAATTGATGAACAGAAAGGTTTATGTTTAATGTGTGCAGTTGAACAACAATATAATCCTATTGATGATGTGCATCATATAACTACCGCCAAAGATGATATGAGTTTGTTCTTTGACAGAGATAATCTAATAGGATTATGTAAGGAACACCATGTATATATCCATGCACACAACCTAACAAGCAGAGAATTATTAGAAGAACATTTATCAAACATTGTTAAAGACAAAAGAGAATTTAAATAAAATAAAAATAAAAAAATAAATTTGAAATTAAAATAAATAAAAATGTTTTATAGAGAAATTATTTTAAAAAATAAAAAAATAATCTAAAAAATAGATGGGGTATAAAGCTATTTTATTTTTGCATGGGAGGAAGAAAACTACTGGTGGGGGTACGCAAATAAGAACTTTCCCTAAAACTCAAATTTTTGGTGAAATTAGGAGGTATTGATTTGGCAAGACCAAGGAAAGAAGTAAAAATTGGAGAAACTAAGTTAAATAATCAAGGTTATAAAATGAAATTAATTGAATATATCAATATTCATGATATTACAGTTGAATTTGAAGATGGATATAGAAAAAGAGCAGATTATAATTCATTTTTAAAAGGCTCAATTAAATCACCATATGAAAAGAGAGCTTATGGGGTAGGATATTTAGGAGAAGGCAAATATAAGACAAAAGAAAATGGAAAGTTTACACCTCAATTTAAAAGGTGGCGTGGTATGATTGTACGTTGTTATGATGTAGAAATTCAAGCTAAAAAACCTGCTTATAAAGATTGTGCTGTTTGTGAAGAATGGCATAACTTCCAAAACTTTGCAAAATGGTATGATGAAAATTATTATGAAATACCTAATGAAGTTGTAGCCTTAGACAAAGATTTATTTTCTAATGGTAATAAAGTTTATTCGCCTTCAACTTGTATATTTTTACCAGTATCAATCAATTCAACTTTAACAACTGCAACAAAAAACAAAAGTGGTTGTGTTGGAGTGAGTTATAATAAAAATAAGAAAAAGTGGGTTGTAAGAATAAGCAAATATAACAAGGAGCAGTATTTGGGTACTTTTAATAGTTTTGAAGAAGCTAGTAATGTATATAGAAATGAAAGAAGAAAATATTTAATAGAGTTAGTTGAAAGTTACAAGGATAAAATTCCTAGTAAAGTTTATTTAAAATTATATTCTAAAATTACAGAATATTCTGAATTTAAAGAAGTTGCTTAGTTGTAGGCAACTTTTTATTATGTAAAAAAAGGAAGTGATATAGTGGCTAGACCAAAAAAGCCTATAGAAATGTCAAACCAGCACATATCTAAAGAGCAAAGAGAAAAGCGTGAAAATGCAGAGCTTGAACTGGTTGGCGATAGAGATAAGTTGCTTGAAATTCCAGAAGATTTATGTGAAGATGAAGCTTTAATTTATCAACGACTAATTGATGATATGATACACATTAAAGCTTTACAAAATTCTGACAGGATTATCTTCAAGACTTTAGCTCAAACAGAATATAAGATTTATCTATGTGAACAGGAAATAAAAGAAAGAGGAATGTTTGTTGATGAAATGGATAGATATGGGAATTCGAAAAGACTGCCCAATCCAGCTTTAAAGGTTCAAAAGGAACTTCTTGTTCTATTAAAGTCTTACTTTAGTGAAATTGGATTGAGTGCAAGTTCAAGAATAAAACTAGCAGAAATTAAAGAAGAAGAGAAAAGTGAAAATGAATTAGACAATATTCTAGGAGCTTTAAGAAGTTAAGCATCTAACCGTTAATTTGGTTAGGTGCTATTTTTATGCAATTTTTTAGGGAAAGGAGATGTTGCTTATTGTTTGATGAAAGAGTTTATGACTTAAAAGTTTATAGATATATGAAAGATGTCAAAGAAGGAAAAGTTATTGCTTGTAAGGATTTAATATTGTTATGTGTAAAACTTTTAAATGATATAGAAAGAAGTAAAAATGATGATTATGAGTTTTATTTTGATGTAAATAAGGCTATTGCTATTGATAAATTTATTCATTTACTTAGATTTACAGAAGGTCATAAAGTAGGTCAACCAATAAAATTGGCAAACTTTCAAGAGTTAATTATTAAAAATACCTTCTGTTGGAGAGAAAAGAAAGATAAATCAATTACTAGATTTAATGATATTATTGTATTCTTACCTAGAAAACAAGGAAAATCATTTATCTGTTCTATGTTAGCAATACTGGCAGTAATGCTAGAAGAAAATGCAGAAGTTTTAAACGGAGCTGGTACAGAATCACAAGCTTTAATATTGGTTCGACAAGCAATGAGATTAATTAGGTCGAATCCTAACTTATCAAAACACTTTAAAATCTATAAGAAATATATAGAGTTTCAAGGTTCAACCTTTGCACCAGTAGCCAATAATGCAACGGCAATGGATGGTAAGAATCCTAATACGATTTTATGCGATGAAGCTATGATAGTTGCTAGAGCATTAATGGAAAGTTTAACAAGTGGATTTATGCAAAGAAAATCATATCAAGCGTTTTATATTTCCACTCAATACTCAACAGACATGAAAACTGGCTGGCTAGATGAGATGCTAGAATATGGAAGAAAGGTTTTAAATAGTGTTCTTGAGGATGAAAGAATATTAATGATAGTTTATAAGCTTGATAGTGCAGAAGAGATTCATAATAGAGATTTATGGATAAAGGCAAATCCTATTTTAAGTGAAATAGATGATAGCTTTTTAAGAGAAGCTTATAAAAAGTCATTAGAAAGTCCAGCTATGATGAAGAATACCCTTATCAAAAATTTTAATGTTGAACAAGCAGTTGCAGATGATAACGCTTATATTGATATGGATAAATGGAAGGCTTGTAGAAGTGAAGAACCTATTGATTGGAAAGGTATTCATGTGAACGTAGGTGTCGACCTGTCAAAAACTACCGACTTAACTGCTGTCAGCTTTACAGGAACAGATGAAGAAGGTAATGTATTGGTTCATTCCCACGGGTTTCTACCAGAGGATTCTCTTTTAAGTGGAAATAGAAGAGAAAAGATAGACTATAGAAAGATGGAGCAGTTGGGATATTGTACTATCAATGAAGGTGGAGTAATTGATTATGATATCGTTAAACAATATATTATAAATATTGAAAAAAAGTTTGGATGTATTATAGATACTATTCAGTTTGATATGTATAACGCTTTAATGATGGCTAACGAACTGGCTCAAGAAGGTTTTAATGTTGTTGAATGTAAGCAAAATATTTTAACTCTATCATATCCTACAAAAACATTTAGAGAAAAGGTTTATTTAGGACAAGTTAGATATGATAAAAATGAACTTCTTGATTGGTGCGTGTCATGTGCTATTACAGAAGAGGATAGAAATGGAAATGAGAAGATTAGTAAGAATAAATCTCAAAAAAATAATAAGAGAATTGATATGATAGCCGCAGTAATTTTCTCATATGCAGAAACGGTTAAGACAGAAATAAAGCCTAAATTTAATATAGATGCCTTTGGTATCATTGATTGTTAAGAGGGGTTTCAAATAACCTCTCTTTTATTATGTAAAAAATTAAAAGAAAGGAAACGATGAAATATGAGTATTTTAGATAATATTAAAAGTATGTTTAATGGAAATGCCGAAGATGGTGTTGTAATTAATAGAGAGAATAATGATAGTATATTTACTAATTCCTTTAATGGATTTGGTAAACAAAATAGACAAAAGTCAGAGAAGTTAAGTGCTTTAAATGCTGGAATGGGTTTAATAGCTGATAGTATAGCTTCATTACCAGTTTACAAATATAAGATAAATAAAGATGGTTCTAAGACAAAAGTTAAATCAAAGATTAACTATTTATTAAATAGTAACTGTAATCAATTTACTACAAGCTACAATATGAAAAATATGATAATTAAAAATTCCATATTTTATGGTAATGGTTATATAAAGATTGTTAGAGATGATAACTTTGAAATTAAAGAGCTTATACCACTTAAACAAGAAGATGTTATGTTAATGACGAATGATTGTGGAAAGAGTTACTATTATCAAGTTACTCTTAATGGACAAGTTGAGAGATTAGAATATTATGAGGTAATTAATCTATGTTCTAATTCTGTTGATGGTGTTCTTGGTAGAGGTATTCTTGTAACTGGAGCAGAAACTTTAGGACTTGCAAGTTCACAACAGTTATATAGTGGGGCAGTTTTTGAGAATGGTGTATTTAGTAAGGGAATACTTTATGTGGATGCAAATTCTAGCCAAGAGCAGAGAGATAGTGTGTATCAAAAGTTAAGGACTTTCTTTACAAAGGGAAATTCGGGTAGATTATTGGTATTACCTAATAATAGTGAATATAAGCCAATTTCTTTAAGCCCGACAGATTTAGATTTATTAAAGGAAAAGGAATTTACAATTCAAGAAATTGCTAGACTATTAAAGATTAGACCAGAGCTATTAGGGGTTAATATAAGTAGTGGTAACTATAAGAACCTAGAAGAAGGAAATAGACAATTTCTTCAATTCACTCTTCTACCATATTTAAAGAACCTAGAAGCAGTTTTAAATCACTATCTATTAACTGAAACTGAAAAAGAGAGTGGAGAATATTGCTTCTGCTTTGATTTAAGTCAACTAATGGAAAGTGACATTAAAACTCAAAGTGAAGTTTTATCTAAATATGTTTCTAGTGGAATTATGAGTGTAAAGGAAGTTAGAAATAAATTAAACCTACCATTTATAGAGGGAACAGATAGCTTAACATATACAAGCTTCAACTCAATTCTAAAAGATGGTGAGTTTATTAATATGCAATCTCTAAACAGGATTAAGGAAGATGGAGAAGTTGAGAAATCTATAACTAAAGAAGAAATTAATGTTGAAAAAGATATTAATGATACAACCATATAACAATAAAATTAACATTTTATTTTAAAAATATAGGATTAGGAAGGTTAAAAATATGGAGAGTTATATAATCAAAAAGTTTTTCTTGCCATGTGTTTTATTTGATAAAGAAAAGTTTTATCAATGTATAGAATTTGTGGACAAAGAAGAAGAGAGAAAAAGAATAAAGTATTTAAAAGAAAAAGGGTTACTTTAATAGTAATCCTTTAATTATATATAAAAAGAAAGGATGATTTATTAATGAAAGTTACTACAAAAGAATTAGTGGAACAAAGAGTTATCTACAGAAACAAAAATTTAGTTGAGGTTAAAATATCAAAATTAGATGAGGGTAACAAAGATTTTATTGAGAAGTTTGAGAAAATGGTTTTTGAATGTCAAAAGATTAACTTTTACACACAAATGGTTATAAATATTAGTGCTGGTGTTGGTGTAGAGTTTAAAGAACTTCTAAAATCTAAAGTAGCAGATTTACAATTAAATATGAATTTAGCTAGTTTTGAATTTAGTTTTATTGAAAACGCATCAACTTTAGAACTTTAATAGGGTTGCCAGTAGGCAATCCTTTTTTACTATAAAAAAGAAAGGATGATTTAAATATTATGCAAAATTTAGAAATTAGAGAGCAAGATGGCATTTATAAGATTGGTGGATATATAAATGCTACAGAAAGAAATTCAAATATCTTAAAAGATAAAGAAGGAAGAAAGTTTATAGAAAAGGTTAGAGCTGGAGCGTTTAAAGAAGCTTTAGAAGATGCAGAAAAGGAAAATAGAGAAATTCCTTTAATGTATAGACACAAAAAACTTATAACTAAAAATGTAGAGCTTAGAGAAGATAACATAGGTTTAAGATTTGAAGCAGAGGTTGATGAAGATACCTATAACATGGTTAAAGATAATAACCTTCAATGTAGCTTTGGTTTTGTACCTTTAAAACAAAATATTAAGAATATTACTTTAGGATTCTATGAGAGATTACTAGAAAAGATAAAGTTATTAGAAGTTACTATTACACCACTACCAGCATACAACGGAAGTTTAGTTGAGTGTAGAGAGGGAGAGGATGAAATGGAGCTAAGAGAATTACTTGAGCTAAGAGAAGAATTAGACAAGAAAATAGAAGGGCTTACTGATAAAGAATTAGAAGAAGAGAAGAAAGATGAAAAAGAAGATGAGGTTGAAAAACCTATAGAAGAAAAGATTGCAGAGATTGATGTTCAAATTGCAGAAGAAGAGGTTAATGAAAAGGAAAAAGAAATTGCACAAAAGAGATTAATTCTTGAAAAGGCTAAGATGCAACTTGAGTTAATTAAATTAAAAGCAGAGTAGAGCTAAACGGGCTTCCAGCCCTATTATTCCAGAGTGAAGGGAATTAAAGATAAATAACCTTTATAAATCTATTTACCAATAATTGTCGTTCCACGACATATCATTCCAAGGTGAGGAAATATCCTAATACCACCTTACAAAAATACAATTTAAGTTATTGATTTAACTTGAATTGTATTACATAAACTTTAAAATATTTTCCTCCAATTTAAAATGAGATGTTGCCATTAGCATCTCACCTCCATACATAAACACCTATTGATTTTATAGGTGTTTTTATTATGCAAAAAATTATTAAAAGCGAGGTAATTAATTTATGAATTTAAAAGCTTTATTAGAACAAAGAGCTGAATTAGTAGCTGAAATGGATTCTTTATTAAATTTTGAGGTTAGAGAAGGTGAGGAAACACCAGACTTAGACATGGAAAAATTCAATGAATTAAAAGCAAAAGTTGAGAAATTAGATGAAGAAATTAAGGCTATAAAAGAGCTTGATGTTATTAAAAATTCAAAAGTAGAAGAAAAGAAAGGAAATGATGAAAAAGTGGAAATCAGAGAAAGATTAATGAACGGAGAAGAAGTTGAAATAAGAAGTGGTGAAATGTCAACATCAACTGTTGGTGGTGGAATAAATAAGGAAGTAGTTCCAGGTGTTATACAAAAGGTAACAGAAGTATCACCTTTATTTGCAAAAGCACACAAAATAGATACTGCTTCAAATAGTGCTTTAACAATCCAAGGAAACAAATTGGGTAAATTTGTAAAGATTACAGAATTACAAGAATACACAAAGAAACAAGCAACCTATGAAGAAAAGACAATAAAAGCAGATAAATATGGAATGGCAGTTGTTATTTCAGAAGAGTTAATGGAAGATGCTTCATTCGATGTAGAAGCAGAAATTTATTCTCAGTTAACGGAAGGATGTGCTTTAGCAGTTAATGAATTAATCGTTGATAAATTAGAAGCGGCTTCAAATTCTATAAAAGCAGAAGGTGCAACATTAGATGTTGATACTTTAACTGAAATGTATTTTTGTATGAAGCAAGGTTATAGAAATGGTGCAGTTTGGATAATATCACCTAAGATGGAAGTTGAAATTGCTAAATTAGTAGATAAAATAGGACAACCTATATTAATAAGAAGCTTCACAGATAGACCAGTAATGACAATATTTGGATGTGAAGTAATCGTAGATGAAAACTGTAACAAACCAATGTTCGTAAACTTAGACAAAGCTTTAACAGTTGCTTTAAGAAGAAACATAAACGTTAAGAGAGATGATTCAATAGGATTTCTAAGTGGTTCTGTTGCATTTAGAGGAGATATAAGACTTGATGCAGTAACAACTGTAGAAGAAGCTATAGTTATAGGTAATTCAGTAGTTGTAACTTCATTAGTTGAAAGAAAAAGAAAATAGTTCTATCTAATTAATGAGAATGGTTTTAATAATCATTCTCTTTACATAAAAATCTACAGTTCATTACTTTTCATGAAATCTATTTTTCTCCTTTGACATCATATGGTGGATTTTGTAGATTTTCTCCACCATATAAATTTACATAATTTCTATAAATGAAAGGATGTGTAGAAATGGTAGATTTAAATTTAATTGATTTAGAGTATATAAAAAATTACCTAAGAATTGAACAGGACTTCAAAGATGATGATATAGAGCTAGAAACTTATATGATTGTGGCAAAGAGTTATCTTATGAAAAAATGTGGTTTAACAGAAGAAGAGTTTGGAAATTCACAAACATTATTAATTCCTTACTTAATGTTAGTAGCAGAATTTTATACTAATAAAAGCATTACTGTAACTACTAATAGTAAGATAAATCCAATATTAGATAGATTTTTAGCTATAAGTACAAAGGAGTTGTTATAGATGGTAAATGTTGGTGAATTGAGAGATAAGATAGAAATTTATTCCATTGGAAATGTAATTGACGAAAATACAGGAATGGACACAAAGAAAGAAGTTCTTAAATTTACATTAAGAGCTAAATATCAACCTATGAATGGAAAAGAGTTCTATCAAAGTGCTAGTGATAATATGGAGATATTCTCTAAATTCCTATGTAGAAAAAGAGATGTTTCTGAAAAAGATATCGTTGTTTACAATGGCAAGAAATTTAATATTGAATTTATAGAGCCTATAGGAATGGAATTTATTAAACTTCATGCAACTTACAGAGAGGTGTAATTATGGGTTTACAATTTGATTTTTCAGAACTTAAACAAAAATTATCCGAATTAGATAATAAGGTTCAAAATGAAATTAGTGAAAAAGCTTTAGTTGCTGGAGCTGAACCAATAGAGCAAAAGCAAAAACAATTAGCCCCTGTAAAAACTGGTGAACTTAAAAAGAATCTAGTTAAAGGTGAAGTTAAGAAAAGTAAAGGAATTAAAAAGATTAAAATTGGAGTTCAAAAAGGAGCTTCACAGGATGTAAAGGACAGGGCATATTATCAAAACTACGGCTTTAGGTCGAGAGGTGGGTTGTTCTTCATGGAGCAATCTATAGAATCAACTAAAAGTAAATCAGTTGAAGAAATGGCTAAGGTGATAAAGGAGGAATTAACATAATGCTTATAAATCCTTTAATAATTAAAATATTAAAACCTTTAGAAATACCAGTTGCTTTAATCAAATATACTGGAAATTCTACCAAGTATATAGTTTTTAGTACAACTAATCAAAGGGATTCTTCATTTTATGATGATGAAGCAAATTCTGAAATTATAAATGTTGGATTAAATTTCTATTATACAAATGCAGAAGATATGGCTTTAATAGAAGAGATTAAAACTATATTAAAAGAAAACAATTTTACAATTATATCTAGTAGAGATGTAGGGTGTGTTGATGGTATATACAATTATGCCTTTTATTGTAGATATGAAAATAAATTTTAAAACCATTTAGAAGTTAATCTAGGTGGTTTTCTTACATAGAACATCATTCAAATTTTGAATGGTGTTTTTATTATGCAAAAAATAATTAATTACAGAAAGGAAATGATAAAAAATGGCAAGAAGTGGATTAGTCGGATTAAAGGATATCCATGTAGGAATTTATAAAGGAGATGGAATAGCTTACGAAGGAGTGACTGTATTACCAGGAGCTTTAACTGCAAAGATAACAGTTAATGAAACAAGTGAATCTTTTTACGCTGATGATGCGTTAATAGAAGTTGTTAACGGACTTGAAGGAATAGAACTAGAATTTGAATTAGCTGGACTTTCAACTAAAGAGAAAGCATTATTATTAGGTCAAAAGATAACTAATGGAATATTAGAGGAAAGTATTGCAGATATTGGAAGTAGACCATATATAGGAATGACATTTAGTGCAGAACTATCTAATGGTGGTCAAAGATTAGTGTCTATTCCTAAGATAAAATTCTCACCTAACGAAGATGAGTACAGTACAAAGCAAGATAAGATTGAAAAGACACCAGCTAAATTAAAAGGAACTGCCGTTCCATTAGATAGTGGTACTTATAAAATTACTGCTGACATTAAGGTAAACAAAGAAGACAGTACTGCATGGAATGGTTCTAAAGTTGAAGAAGATGGTACTATAATTATTGCTAAAACAGCTAGAGAATCTTTCTTAAAGAAAATACCACAAACAACAGAAGAAGCTTCAACAGAATTAAAAAAAGGTGGAGAGTAGCCAAAAGAAAAAAAGGTAGATAGTTTCTACCTTTCTTTACATACTATCAGTTTGATAGAAATTTAAAGTAATAAAGGAGAAATGTAAAATGATAAAAGTTTTAGAGTTAAATGGTAAACAATTCCCATTAAAGTTTAACATGGGAGTTTTAAGAAGATTACAAAGAGATAAAGGATTAAATATGAAAGGTTTATTTGAAGCACTTTCAATCCAAGATTTAGATGTTATATATAAGCTTTTTGAAGAAATGTTAGTAGATAAGAAGCAATATGATGAGGACTTTTTAGATGAATTAAGTTTTGAGGATTTTAGTAAGTTAATAACCGTTGTTACAGAGCTTATCACTTCTTCAATGCCTAAAGAAGATAAATCAAAAAAAACAACAAAGAAGAAGTAGACGATAATCAAGATTGGGATTTTGATTTTATGGAATATGTATGGTGTACCTTGCTAAATAGAGATAATTTTGAAGAAACTACACCATTAGAATGGTTTAGTCAGTTTGAGATTTACAAGAAAATAAACAACATAGACCAAGATAATAATAGTGCTAATAATGTACGTTCCAATAGTACAAAATCTGATGGAACTACTTATATAGATTATATTTTATAACAAAAAGGGGTGGAGGGATAAATAAATCTCTTTACCCCTTATTTTTTTAAAAGGAGTGATTAAATGAAATTTCAAAGAAGAGAAAAAAGTAAAAACCCTATAGACATATACGGGGTAGGAACTGTTGATACTGGAGCTATGTTTAAACAATATGACATGAATACCTCTATCTTAGAATTGGAATTGGTTGCAGACGGAGAACCAGTTCACTTAACAAATGAAGATATTTATTTAACCGTAAAATCTTCAACTGAAATTAATACAGATGAATTAAAGGTTAGAGCTAGAAAAATTAATGACAATTTATTAGAAATCTATCTATCAGAAGATATTCTTAAAAATGCTGGTGATATGATAGCAGAAATTTTAATTGTAGATGTTGAAGGAGAGCAAAGATTAACTTCTGAAAGTTTTACATTTAAAATAGAAGCTTCTTTAACACCTAATATGAAAAATTTAAATTTTGAAAAAGCATTTGAAAAAGGAGATGATGAATAATGGCAGAAACAATTCAATCCTTATTAGTTGAGTTGGGGCTTGATGCAACTTCATTCGATAAAGGCATTACACAGGCGAATAGGTCAATTAAATCTTTAGATAAAGGATTTAAGGAATCTCAAAAAGCCATTAAATTAAATGAAAACAGTTTAGAATCATATAGCAACGCTTTAAAAGCTGGTGAAAATCTATTAGGAGCTTATAAGAATAAGTTAGAGATTTTAAACGGTTCATATGATAAATATAAAACTAAACTTGAAGGATTAGTTCAAAGACAGAAGGAGCTTCCAGATGAAATAAATAAATCAAAAGAAGCCTTAAAAGAACTAGCAAGTACAGTTGGAAAAGGTTCAGAACAGTATAAAACAGCTAAGGCAGATTTAGACAAATTAAAAGCCGAATTTAAGGGAATGGATAATAGTATATCTAGTGCTATAAATTCTCTTAGAAATGTTGAAAATCAGATGAAAGATGTTGGAAATAAATCCAAAACTCTTGAAAATGATTTAGAGGGATTACAAAAGAAATTTAAAACATTAGATAGTGGTTTCTCTATGCAAAAAGTTATCAAACAGTTTGATGATGTTAAAAAGAAAGCTGGAGATTTAGCAGAAACAGTTGATAAAATCAAAGATAAGACAGAAAAGCTTAGTGTAGGGGCAACTGCTGGTATAGGAGCTATAGGAGCAATTAGTTTAGAAAGTTCCAATAACGCTATGAAGCTAAAAGGAGCTTTAGGATTAACGGAAGAAGAAGCTCAAAAACTTAAAGAAACTGCCAGAGATATAGCAAAAGATGGTTTTGATTTTTCAGAAGCTAATGATTCTCTTATAAAAATTAAACAAACTTTAGGTGATGCTTTAAATCCAGAGCAAGTTGAAGGTTTATCCAAAGCTTTACTATCAATGAATAAAGTTTTTGATGTAGATATGAATGATAGTATCAGAGCAGTATCAATCATGATGAAGAACTTTGGTATTGGTAGTGAAGAAGCGACAGACATTTTAGTTGCTGGACTACAAAATGGTTTAGATATATCAGGTGATTTCCTTGATACTTTTAGTGAGTATTCTGTTCAATTAAACACTTTAGGTTATACTGCCGAAGATTCATTTAATCTTATGGCTAGTGGTATGGAGAACGGTGTATTTAACATGGATAAGTTAATTGATATGGTCAAAGAAGGTAGATTAAGATTAACTGAAATGAATGATGCAAGTAAAGAAGCCATAGATTCTATAGGATTAAATGCCGAAACAGTTCAACAAAATATAAGTGCTGGTGGAGAAACTGCTAGAAAGCAAATGACAGAATTAGCTCAAAAGATACTAGAGATTAAAAACCCAACAGAACAAGCTAGGGTGGCTACAGCCTTATTTGGTACACAATTTGAAGATTTAGGAATAAATGGAATTAAGTCATTAGCTGGGGTTGATGAAAGTTTAATCCAAACTAAAGGAAAAACACAAGAATTAACTAAGACAGTTGAAGAGAGTTTTGGTGCTAAGATGCGTGGAGCATTTGAAGAAGTAAAAGAACCTCTTGCAGAATTAGGAGAGAATGTACTTTTACCTATGATTCAAACAGTAGGTGAGTTAGCTGGTAAATTTGCCGAATGGTTTGGAAAACTTGATGAAGAAACTCAAAAATTTATTCTATTTGGAGCTATAGGAGTTGCAGTTGTTACACCAATACTTGGAGCTTTTAGTGGTTTATTAAATACCTTCAAGCTTTTAGCTGGTGGTATAAGTTTCTTGGCTGGAAAGTTTGAGGGTTTAGGAGGAAAAGTTGGAGGATTTAAAGGTAAACTTGCTGGACTAGCTAAATTTGCTTCTAATCCTTTATTACTTGCTGGGGCAGTTCTTGGAATGATGGCAGCTATAGGAGAGAGTGAAGGTACAATCTTAAAATTACAGGAGAAATTCGGTAATCTAGGATTAGTATTCGGTGGAATATGCGAGTTTATAAGTGGTGTATGGCAATTAACTATAGGAAATATTATAAATTTAGGTATGTTTGCAGTCGATGCAGTTGCAGCAATATTCACAGGAAAAACTATGGATGAAGCAATAGAAAGTTTTAACGCAAGATGTGAAACGACTACAAGAGAAGCAATGTCAAAAATAAAGCTAGAAACAACTAGAGGGATGTATGAGCTAAGACAATTAAGTGACGAACAGTTAACTCAAATGACAGATTCAATGAGGGTTACACTTGACAACATACCTTTAATTGTTGATGGAGAGTTTCAACAAGCAGCTCAAAATATGGCAAATTCTTTAACTACAATGAATCAAAATCAGCTTCTAGCCCTAACAAATATGAACGATACTACTAGAAATTTATTTAGTGGTATAAGAGAGGGTATGAGTGTTGATGAAATAGTTCCTATCTTAACACATAACTTTGAGTTAATTAAATCAACAGGGAAATTAAACATTGATGAGTTAAAGCAAGGTGTTGAGAGTGGTATGGGTACTATCTCTAGTCAAATGGATTCTAAGAGTGCCGAAGGTGCTAATGCAGTTAGTGGCAATATGGAAAACGCTAAAAATAATGTTGTTTCAAAAGTTAATGAAATGGCTAACGAAGGTGCTAACGGTATGGCTCGAGTGGCTGGCAACATGATAGACGAAAGTGGAAAAATACCTCCAGAAATTCAATCTAACATGGAAAAGTCAACATCTACTATACAAAACGCATTATCTGATATGGCTAAGAATATTGAAAAATCTTTCAATGACTTATGTTACAATGCAGAGCATTATTTGGGTAGAATTGTAGACAAAGCTGGAGAATTAGGGCGTGCCTTTGAAAGTGCGAGAATAAAAGTTTACAATTTTGCATCAGATGCCATGAGATATGTGGATAACGCTTCATCTAATATCATTAGAGATTGGAATGAAGTTATAAATACCGTTAATAGGAATATTAGTGGTAGCGTAAGCATCAAAAGAACCATAACCACTACAGAGGTTACAAAGAAAGAACCAGCTACCTTTGGATTAAATACAAACACACCTTTACAATTATTAAATGACACTATACTGCCTATAGTAGATTTTAGTGATTTAAGGACTGGTGGTAGTTCATACAATATAACTGCTGGAGTTGCAAACGCACTTTCAATTAATAAAGATAGAAATGATAATTCATTCAAATCTGAATTTAAAGATATGAAGAAATTGTTAATTAAGTTAATTGAGGTTGCAGAAGAAGGTAAGTATATAAATGTTGAAAATGAACTAAAACTTGACGGAAGAGTTATGGCTAAAGGTATTGCAAAATATGTCAATGAAGAAATTAAAATCATGGATAAAAGACAACAAAGATTAGGTGGAGTATTTTAATCTCCACCTTTTTATATATAAGAAAGGAGAAATTTAACATATGCCAAAATTAGAAATAAATTATGATGGATATAATTTAAGTGATTATTGTAAAATCCTTAAAATATCAGATGAAATTTTACCTAATAGAACTAATAAGAGTAAGGAAATTCCTTCATCTAATGGTTCTTATTATTTAGGATATAAATATGGTGAAAGAATTATAAAGGTTGACATTTTAATTAATGAAAGTGATGAAAGAATTTCTAAGGAAAAGGTAGATAAACTTTCAAAGATACTTAATGTTGAAAAGCCTAAGAAATTATATAAAAATACAAAAGAAAGATATGTGTATGCAGTTTTAAATGGAAATACAGATATTAATAAGTTTTGGAGTGCAAAAACTATAACTTTAGAATTTGTGTGCTATGATTCAACTATTTATAGTGATAAATGGAATTGTTTTACACCTAATGAAAGAGGAATCATAACTCTTCAAAATGATAGTAACCATAAGACTTATCAAAATATAGGTGTAACATTTAAGAATAAGGCTTGTTTCTTTCAAGCTACTAATAAAAAAGGGGAAACTGTATTAGTAGGAGTTCCAAAGCAAGTGGGACAAGCAACTAACTACGAATCTGATATCATCTTAAATGATAATTGTCAAAGCAAATCAACCTTCACTTCAATTTCAGATAGTTTATTCCCTTCTCAATATGATACTAACGGTACTTATGAAGTTGGTTTAAATGGTAATGGTATTATATGTAACAACTATGGTAGTGGAGAAGATTGGCATGGTTGTGCATTTAGAAGAAACTTAGGAACTGATGTAGATGAGTTTGAGGTTGAAGTTGATGTAGTTATGAGTTCTCAAGGTGAAAACTATCAAGTACCACCTCCACAACCTCTACCACCTCAAGCCCCACCAAACACATCTAATACTTGCTTAGGAACTTATAAGGTTGTAAATTGTGGTGGTTTATGGATAAATAGAACACCTTCAACTGCAGAGCCAATATACGCTATGGCACCAGGGGATATAGTTTATCCAGAAGAAGTCCAAGGAATATGGATGAAGCACACATTTAAAAATAGATTAGGTCAAACTTATACTGGTTGGTCAAGCTCTAAATATCTACAAAAGATATCAGATAATGGCAGAACTAGAGATTCTCACTTTGAGGATGACTACGCAGAAAGACAACTAGGCAATATGATGATAAGAGGTTACGACAGAAGTGGTACAGTTTTATTTGAGAATTGGATTTATGATGCTTCTATGTACTTTGAATGTAATGAGCCTAGCATATGGATAGGAACTAAAAAAGTATTATCAGAAGAAGCAACTGGAACTAGACAACCAGATGGAGGGGCTAGTGGTGCCATAGGTAGATTTAATGATTTTAACGGAAAATTCATTATAAAAAGAGAAAAGAACGAAGCTGGAAGATATCTATGGAGTGCTACAGTTAATAAGATTGAAGGTGGAAAAATAGTAGCTTCCATAGGAACAGATAACGTACTATGTGATTCAAACTTCCCAACTGGCCAGTTAAATTATATAGGTGTATTTATAGGTCAATGGAAAGATTATACACCAATGTCTGTTATGGCAGTTACTAATATTAAAGTTAGAAAACTTAACTTTAAGACAGATGAAGAGGTTGTTGGAAATGTAACTTTATTCAACCCTGGGGATGATTTACAAATAGACTTCTCAAGTGGGGAGGTTACTATTAATGGTGTCAACTATATAGAAAGGGTTGATATAGGAAGCAACTTCTTTGAAACACCTCCTGGTGAATCTCAAGTAATTGTTAGAAGTGATGATGAAGAGATGGTTGTTTCCTCTTCAATTCAAGAAAGATATATATAGGATAGACAATTGTCTATCCTTTATTCTTCTCCATGATATTTATATTCTTCTTTTATGTCATAATAAGAAATCTTTTTAGAATCTTTTATATATTCGCATTTTTGAACATATCCAATTTTAATTAAATCATTTAATAATTTATCTATTTTTTTATCAGAAAAATTAGTTAATTCCATTAATCTCTTTTTTTGATTTTCTTTTATATTTTCATTTCCATCTAAATAAGCAAGGTTTAAATATACAAATTTTGCATCAGTATTTATATTACCATTCCTTATAATATCATGTCTTACATATGTATAACCATCCATATTAAATCACCTCAATAATTATTTTAACATAATAGCTTCTTAATTTTAAAAATAAAAGTTAAATTTTATTTTAAATTAGCTTATAGTTATTAAAACTTATAGATTAAGTTTTAGCTTGAATAATTGATTAAATCTTTGATTCAATAAATATTAAACAATAGAAATATATTAACTTTAAATTTTATGAACATAATTGTATAATTAAAATAAATATAGAGGAAGGTGTTAAAATGTTAACAAGTTTAGAGTTTAATGAGAAATTACATCTTGATAATTTTGAGCTATTAGAAAAAGAGTTTCAGAATGCAAAAAAATATTTAGAAAATTCGAGTGACGAATTAGAAGTTAGTCGTTTAAAATCAGCGTATCCAATATATTTTGAATATAATGATTTGCTTATGGTAAAGTTTCCTACATTTAAAGTTAGAATTATAAATAATGAAAAAACTGAAAATGAATTAAAAGATATGTTAAAAGAATATGGATACTTTACAGTTTATGATGAATCTAATGTTGTATTAATGCCATCATTTAAACCAGTTCAATCAACTGTTATTCATTGTTTGGGAAATAGTTTAGAAGAAAATAAAAAAATGGCAGAAAACATTATTTCTAAATTAAAAAATAAATATATTGCAAGTGAAAAGTGCGTAACTTATGGATGTTATCCTATTTCAATAAAATATATCAACAAAGAAAAAACATTTATTAAAACAATTAAAGATAGAAAATAATATAATTTTATGGTACAGAGTTATATTGATATTACAACGGAACTCTGTACCTATTTTGTTAATTATAATTATCTAATAAAAATGCTTCTACTAATTTTTGAGGGTTAGAGTCTATTCTCTTTAGGCTTTCTGTAAAATATTTTTGAGTTTCTTCGAGATTTGGTATCATACTTTCTATAAATTTATCCATAGTAGACATACCGACATAACCTGTAATTAAATTACTAAATCTTCCACTTATAGTATCGTTTGCTCGTTCTAATTTTACGCTATCATTACTTAATATGCTTTGGTAAGGAAATAGCGATTCAATCAAATCTTCTGTGCTTTTTATATAATTTATATCGGTATCTTTCTCCCATAAAATAAGAATGAACTTTGATGAGGCAAATCTAAATGAATAGGTTTTATAAATGTTTTCAAAAATTAATGGGGTATAATTTGATTTGCTTACGTTTCCATTTATTAAATTACCGTAGGAAGATATTCCAGCATCATAAAATTTTAAATCTACTCCTATGTTTAATGGTAAGTATAAATCATTTTCTTCTCCCATAGGATTCATATCTACATGTAAGCCTCCAAAGATTGAGAAATGTTCACTTTTAGTACTTTTTCCATTTATATAATCAAGATTTCTTTTAAACCAAGTGCAACTATTTTTTTCCACACGTTCATAATTAAAAGCAATTTTTAATAACCACCTAGAAAGTTTATTATAATCAAAAGATATGTTAAGTGTATCATTAGGTTTAAATTTTGCAAGAAAATTATCCTTTATTAAATTAACTCCATATGTATCTAATTCTGATAAAACTACATTATTACAGTTATTACATACATCTGAAATAGTTTGTCCAGTATTATCTTTATATGCTTTATCATGGGTAAATGTTATATTTTGATTTGGAAATAAATTTATTAACCCATTAGGAATTACATGCTCTTTAGTTTTAATCTTTTTAGTTAAATCAATGTTGCAATATGCACATTTTTTCATAATGTCACCTCAATCTAATATTTATATTAAAATAATTTCATACAATATTATACAATATTATACAAAAAAATAAAGTGTGGCATAATATGACTTTATTTTACTATGTAAGTATTTTAAAAAACAAAAGTATTTAAATATATAGTAAAAATTTTTGAGTATAGGTAGTAATTTAATGACTATAAAGAAAATGTTTAATATGGAGTTAAACTCAAAGAACTATAATAAGATTTTTAGAAACTACAAACGTTAGCCAAAAAATTTTATTCGGAATCAAAGAATTATTAAGTTTGAACCTATAAATGATTTTTGTCAATAATTTATTATAGGATAAAAAGTAATTATAATAGTAATTAAGAGAATTTTAGGAGGTAATTTTTATGATATATGCTTTAAATGATAAAAATGAAAAAATAGATATTGAAGATAGTATAAGAGGAGAAAAATATATTTGTCCTTGTTGCAATGGTGAAGTTATTCAAAAGAAAGGTAATGTTAATATGTGGCACTATGCACATAAAAACTTAGGACTTTGTGACGAATGGTATTCAGAGAATGAGTGGACAAAAGAATTTAGTGAAAAGTTCCCACAAGAATTTAGAGAAGTCATTGTTACTGGAAAAGATAATAGAAGAAGAATTGCACATATAAAAGTTGAAAATTTAATAATTCAATTACAAAGTAAATCTATGACATCAGCAGAATTTCAAGAAAAAGTTGATTTTTTTAGTGAAAATAGTGCTTTAGTTTGGTTAGTTGATTTAAGAGGAAAAGATATTAGTAAATTTATACCTAAGAAAAAGAGAAAAACAGAAATGTTTAAATGGAAACACGCTTGGAAATTTAATGATATGAAAAAGTTTGATAATCAACAATTTGATTTATTTTTTCAATTAGATGAAGATGTTTTTATAAAAGTTGTATGGAATAAAGAAGGTTTTAAAATTTTTGGTGGTTATAGATATAATAGTGATAGTTTTATGAATTTCCTAAGAAGAAAATACAGAAATACTAGATAGTGGCTCAATAGTCACTATTTTTTTATAGCAGAAAAATTAATTTAATAATACTGATTTATGGCTTCTTTTTATTTTACAATTTACCAACTTTTTACCATTAATTCTCACAGTTAGAATTTTATAATATAATTATGTGGATAATTTATTAATATATTATTTATCAATGTATAATTTATTAATAAATTGTTAATTTTTAATTTGGTGGTCAAAAAGTATTATTAATATTTGTAGACCTTTATATTATATAATATAGAGGTCATTTAATGACTAGAAAGGAAGTGTTTAATATAAAAGTTAATAAAGAGTATATTTTAGAGGAAGCATTTAATTATTATAGGACAGAACATAAATTAGAGGTTTATAATAGTTTGGCAGAAGATTTGGGGGTTTCTCAAAGAACCATAACAAGATTCTTAAATACCAAAACAATAAGTAAAGAGATGTTATTAGGTATTCAAAGATTACTAAAGTTAGATGTAACAAAGATATTTATAGATAGTTAGTTTAAAAGAAGTCTATTATTGGCTTCTTTTATTTTTTTCATAGCATAAATTCTAGCAGATAAAATTATATAATAATAAATATAGGAGGTGTAATTCAATTAGTAATATGATTCTTTCCTATCATATTACATAGGTAACTAGGAGTTACAAATTTAAATTAAAAGGAGAAATGTGTATGATAAAAGGTCAATGGACTAAAGATGTAAAAAGAATTGAAAAGGTTGTTCCTAGAGAAATTGTGACATCGGATGGTGAAATAGTAACCATAGATAATAGGTTTTATAACAATATGGTTGCTGATATAACCAATAAAGTTGATTCTTTAAAGGAAAGAAGAAAAGTAAAAAACGAATATGCTATGCTTAGAAAGTCAAATAATTTAATAAATGAAGTAGGAGGAAATTTTTATCATATGATGTACGATAGAATTTTAAATGCAGATTTACAAGAGAATTATGCTATAAGGTTTTTACTATTATGTACTTATTTAGATTATGAAAATAATCTAGTTGTTGGTAAAACTTCCGATAGAAGAAAGATTAAAGAAAATGAGTTAAAAGATATATTAAAACTATCAGAACGAGAAACAATAAGAACAAAAAAATATCTATTAGAACAAAATTTAATAACTATTGATGATGGCATAATTTCAGTTAATAAGGATTTTGCTATAAAAGGAAAGGTTAAAGTAAAAGATGAACCATATAGTAGAGTTTTTGAAGAGGGATTTAAAGATTTATACTATGGTGTAAAACCAGTTCAACATAAAAATCTTTATTTCTTTATTAAGTGCTTACCTTATTTAAATAATAAATATAATATATTGTGTGAAAATCCATTAGAAAAAGATAAAGATTTAATAAAGCCTTTAAGCTTTGGTGAGTTGGGCAAGATATTTGGAATGGATAGAAAACAAGCATCTAACTTAAAAAACACTTTATTTAAACTTAAAGTTAATGATAAAAAGGTAATCGCAGAATTAGTAAATTTAAGCGAAAGAAGAATAGTTGTTAATCCAGCTATATTCTATAAGTCAAATAGTGAATGTATTTCAGATGTTGCTAGATTATTTGAAACACTATAAGAGGGAAATTTACCCTCTTATATGTCCCAATCTTGGTCACTTAAAAAAATCTATTGTCCCAATCTTGGTCACTTAAAAAATCTAACAAAACCAGTAATAGTCTAGTTTTCTAAGTAAAACTCTCTATTAGTATGAAACACACAAACCTAAAAATAATTACACCTTTTTCAATGCGTATATATTATCGAAATGAAAGGGTGTATTTTTTTATAAATATTTTTAAGATATTGCTATATCTTAATTTGGGGCGTAGCCACAAAATGGGGTGGTGAGGAACGAACTACCCCATACCTATCCTCTTCATTTAATATGTATATGGCAAGGCTAACGCCTTACCATGTTTGCTTACGCAAACAAGTGAGAATCTATCTATAAATATCTATTAATTAATCTGTTTATCAATAAACGGGCTTCCAGCCCTATTATTCCAAGGTGAGTTAATATATCAAAAAATCTTTTTCTTGTTTTATTTAATATGAAAATAAAAAAATAGTAGAGCTTCATGTTCTACTATTACATACTACCTAAACTTCTAATTTATATAAATTCCTATAATTCTATATGGGTGGACTTATAGACCTCCAAGTTTACCCATAGCCTTACATAATTTAAGGAGGTATTTTTATGGAAAAAATAGATGAAGGATTTTCAGTTAATCATAATACAATAGAACTCTATGAAAAATCTGTAACTTTATTTTACTCTCTAAAAACTGGAGATATAAAATTGTATGCTGGTGGAATACGGGATATGGATTTTTTTGGAAAAGATAAAGATGATTACAATTATGGATATATAGTTGTTGAAAAGGATGATTTTCTACTAAATAATTTAGAAAACTTTAGAGTTATAGATGGAGAACTTCAATTAAAAGAAGATTCATTTATATCTAAATATATGAGATAGACTACTATCTCTTTTTTACATATCTAACAAAGATATAATATTTAAATTTAAAGGAGAATGATTATTATGGAAATTAAAAATGTAGATGGATTATATTTAATAAAAGTTAAAGAAAGTGATACTGTTGATTCTATTAAAGAAGAACTTAATAAACTGCCTAATGGAATTAAAATAAACGCTGAAATTCCATTTGATGGTAATTTTATGAATTTTGATAATAATTTCATTTGTGCTTTAAGAGATATAAATAAAGATTTTATCATAAAGACAGACTTTTATAACGTAGATACAATCAAGGGATAGATTTACTATCTCTTTTTACATATCTAAATTTAATTAAAGGAGAATGGGCTATGTTTGATGATATATTAGAACAAGTTAATGATAGTGTTAAGTTTAAGTTGCTTTTATTAGAAAGTATTATTAATGGACTTAAAGAAAAAGAAGATTCTATGAGTGAAGAAATGAAAGAAGGATATAAAGAAATTATAATAGAGCTTTCAGTTGACATAATGAATATGATTTTAAGGGGTAACTTCTAGTTACTCAATACATAAACCGTTAGTATTTTTACTTAACGCTAGTGGATAAAAGTTAATCCTTTTTAATTTTATTTAAAAAGGAGATTGAAGAGTAATGAACAGAAAGTTTTTAGACAGAAAGATAAGTACATTTGAAGCTATGTATTTCTTTGTAGTTGCAATGATAGTTATAGATGCTATAAAAGTAACTCTATAATTAAATTATTGGAGATAGTAAGTCTATCTCTATTACATATCTAACAAAGATATAATATTTAAATTTAAAGGAGAATGATTTATGAAAGTAGATAAAGTTATAAGAGGTATTACAGTAGAAAAATGTGAAATTCTAATTGACAGAGAAGATTTGGAAAGCAATAACTTTGAAAATGAAATTGATAATGCTTTAAAAGATTTGTTAGAAGGTGGAAAAGTTCGTATAAGAGTTACAGATAGACTTATTGAGCTTTTAGAAGATTCTATATATGAAGAAAAATTTTCTAGTACTCTTAGAAAGTACAAGAATAGAGATTATGAAATTTTTATCTTTGTAGCTCAATAATATATGGGATAGATTTACTATCTCTATTTACATATATTTACAATATATGTGTAACATAACAACATTTAATATTCTCTTTTTTATTTGAGTGGGTTTTTATATTTTTCCCACTCTTTTTTACATAAAACATTTAAAGGAGAGATTTTTGATGAGAAATGATGAATGGCAATTAATATATGATAGTGGAAATATAGTTAAATATATAAATAAGCAAGGTGAAATTTTAAAATACAATTTTAGCAAAGGAGAAGCTAGAATTATAAAACCTTCCACTAATCCTAATGGCTATAAGACAACTTTAGTTAATACAAGAATAGAGAATGAAAGAGCTTATATTCATAGATTAGTATGGGAAGCTTTTAATGGAGTTATTCCAGAGGGGATGGAGATTGACCATATAAATAATGATAGAAGTGATAATAGATTAGAAAACCTTAGATTAGTTACTAAGAGCGAGAATCTATCAGATACCCAAAGAGGAAGAAATATAAGAAAGGCTAAAAATAAAAGAGCCTATATAGTAATTGATGGACAGAGAATTGAAAAACATAGTAGAAAAGTTCTTAACAACTATTGTAAAGATAATTTTGATATTAATGTTTTATCAATTTTTAATAATGGAATATTACCTAAATATAAAGATAGAGTTTCAGATTATGGATATGTAGAGAGTGGAAATTAAAATTCATTCTCTATTTTCTTTTAGGAGGTAAAAATATGAAAAACGTTGCTATTGATTGGAGTTTATACAAGGGAGAAGATAACGGAAGAGGAAAGAAGGGTTATATATCATTTACAAACTGCTTGAATGAAAATGGATGGACTTTGAAAAGTGATTATACCTCTACAAGTGAGAAAGTTCTATTAGAGTGTAAAAATGGTCATACACAGCTAATTAAACCTAATACATTACTTAATAAAAAGCATAAGGACTGCAAGGAGTGTAGAAAAGCACTTAAAAATAAAGTGGAAAAACCCAAGGTTGTTAAATCTAATAAAGGGATTTCTTCTATAGATAGGAAGTTGACAAAAAGACAGTTAGAGCATTTTCAGAGAATTGATGAAGCATCTATAGATAGTAAGCTGACACCTAAACAGTTAGAACATTTTGAAAGTGTTGATAAGGAATTTGAATATAAACCTAGAAGAAAAGTGGCTACTGATATAAAAATAGAATCTAATAAAGATTTCTTTGAAATAGATGATAGCACTAGATTTCCAAAGAATTACAATGTTACTTTGGGTATTCCTATGAAAAGTGTTGATTTAAAAGAGAAATTGAGAAAATCAAGGTTGCTAGGGCAAATCAGTAGAATGGATGATTTACTAGAGTTATCAGTATTAGAAAAAGAATAATTAGAGTTAAAATCTCTAATTATTTACATATTTTAACAAAAATAAATTGAAAAAATTAACAGAGTGATTAATTATCACCAGTAAAAATATATAATATAATTGTAGGAACTATTATTAAAAAGTTACCTTCTTTATATTATATAATATAAGGATTCCAAACTTAGGAAATGGAGATGTGATGAATATGGTATTAAGAGATGAAAGAGGAAGATTTGTTAAAGGGTGCGAAAGCATTAGGAAAGGAATAAAGCAGCCAGAGGAAATAAAGAGAAAGATAAGCAATTCGTTAAAAGGTAGATTTGTTGGAGAGAGTCATCCTAAATATGGGAAAGAAGTAAGTGAAGAAACAAGATTAAAACAGAGAAATTTTAATAGGTTTCTTCATAATCCAGAGTTACAAGCTGGAAGTTTAAATCATGCAGCAAAGTCTATAACATTTACTATATTTGAAGATGGAAAAAAGATAGAATATAGTTTTGGTTCAACCATTGAAGGTAAAAAGTGGTTGGCAGACTATTTAGGACTAAAGAGTTATCGAACTATTGAAAATTGGATTTATAGAAATTATATTCCGACAAAATATCAAAATATTTTAATTGATTTTAAGGTGGCTAACTAAGGCTACCACTTACATAGCTTTTTAAAGCTAAATTATTTAAAACAAGAAAAAGAGAGGTATTTTTATGTTAAAAAAGAAAAGATTAATTGTTAGAGAAGTAAATAGAGAAGGGGTTATTCAAGAAATTGGTATATTTGAAAGTCCAGTTTTAAATATACTTTTTGAATTAGAAGGAAAAAGATTATTTGATGGTGATGTTGTTGATTATTTAGTTAAAGCACCTATAAATAAGAGCAATACAAAAAAGACAATTACAGTAGATGGTAAGCAATTTATATTTTGGATATCAACTTCAAGTCAAATGAAAAATAGTGAAGCTTGGTATATAAGAAAAGATAAGGCTCATTTAGTAATGAGGGTTGAAGATTTATTAAGTACTGGTAAATTAGAAACTTTAAAAGGAAAAGAAGTTTCTATAAATAAAGATATAATTGCTAGACTATCACTTGCATTTAGTGGAAGCTATAAAACAACAATAAAACCTAATATGATTGTTTTGCCAGATATTGGGTATTCAGTATTTAAAGATGTTACAGTTTTTGAAGAAAATGAGTTAGTAAACAAAGATAATTTTGAAATAAAGATAACTGCTTTCGATGGGTGTGGTTTAATGTCACCTCAAATAGCTCAAAGAATAGCTATAGATTTAAAAATGGATTATATACCTTCGTGGGTTACTATCAGAAGTCCTAAGATGGCAGTTAAAGGCTTATTAACTAATGTTGATTTCATTGAATATTTTAATGATTTCTATACTGGAGATACACACTATTTCAAGAAGATAGGACAAGATTTCTATATTAAAGATGTGTTTGGACAATTCCAAAAGGTTGATGATAATACAATAATAATTAATGAATCAATGGCTAAATGGTCAAAATTTTACAACTCAATGGAAGAATATAGCCAACTTGTAGATTCAGAATACAGAGATTTATTAGAGTGTTTATATATAACTAAGATAGGAAAGATAAGAGCTAAACATTTAACTAAAACAAGTTATCAATCTTTATGTGCAACTGCGTTAACAAAAGCTAGTCTTTTAAGAATGACACAATCTCAAGTTAACTTCTATAAGAATTGTATGGATATGGATAAGATAGCAGTTATGGAATTGCTAGGATTAGAAGCAAAGGTTAGTGAAATTGAAGAAGATATAGAAGCTACGTTAACTTCTGATAAAATATCAACTTTACTTTCTGTAGATTTTGATAGGTTTATAAAATTACCTTGGATAAAGAGAGAAATTTTAAAGATGATAAACAAAAAGATTGCACAATTAAGTACTGGTAAATTCTTAATAGAGGGCAACTTTAAGGTAATGGTTTCAGACCCTATAAGCTTTATGAATTACTGTATGACTAGAGAATTAAAACCTAATTTAAAAGAGAAAGAGTTTTATGTTAATGGTGAAGCTGGAAAGGAAGTAGCAACAGTTAGATATCCAGTTGCATCACCATTTGAATTAACTAAAGAAAAAATTGTAGCTAATGAACTATTAGATAAATACTGTAACTTTAACGGTGAGTTAATTGTATTTAATGTTGCTGGATGTGATGCACTCATCAAATCGGGTGCAGACTTTGATGGCGATATAGTACAAGTTATATATAACCAAGACTTTATTAACAACATCATTGAAACAGATAGAATTTTCTACAATATTCTTAGTGAACAAGCTAAAACAATTAAACTACCATATAATAGCAACAATAGATTTAATGAAAATATTAAATATTGTGGAAACCTAATAGGAAGTATAGCTATACTAGGGGCTAGTATAATGGATAAAGCATTAGAAGAAAAATGGATAGAGAATGGTGAAGTTGTTAGCTACCTTGATATTTATAATAGATTTGAAAGAGATTCAGAAAAAACTAGAGAATACCTTTCAAGTTTAAAGAAGATAGAGCAAGAACTTTCAGAAGAGCAACAAAGACAATATTTCCAATCTCAATTTGAAGCTAATATGACAAAGATTAACAAAGTTGTTGAGTTGTCAATGGTTTCAATAGATTCTCCAAAAACGGGTATCATGGCAGATACAGAAGTTCTAAGAAGCTTAAAATCTGAATTTAGAAAACCAAAATTTATGGCGTTTTTAGTAGATAAGGAAATTGATATTAGAAGTTGTTCTTATCACACTTCTTCTCTTAGTGCTTTTAATAATTATGTTTATGAAAGTCTAATTAAACCATTCCAAAATGAGTATAAAGAGAACGTAAGAGTTTCTATAACTTCAAATTATTTATTAGAAGCTATTAGTAACATAAACTTTGTAGAATCTAATGATAAAAATGTTGAAACTATATTCAACACTTTAGAAGAAGCTATAAAAATCTATAGCAACAAAATGAGAGAAATTAATACAGTATCAGTTTTCTTAAATGAAGATAATGAAAGAGTGTATGAATCACTTTCTAAGGAAGAAAAGAGAAGATTAAAAGAACCTATTAACCTAATATGTCAAAAGATTATGATTGATTTAAAGAGTGAATTTTCTAATGAAGATATTTGTATGGCTATCTATAAACTTTTAACAAAGGGTTCATCAGTAGAATTTATTTTCAACTTCTGCTTTGACTTAATAGTTTATTGCTTACAATTAAAAGATAGAAGAGTAACTCAATTAGTTGCTAATCCTAATGGACAATATCAAGGTTTATTCAATAGTTACGACCTAAAAACATTTACTAAAGAAGGTATGGAAGAAAAGTTAGTAAAGAAACAAAACTTTGAAACTAAGAGATTAATGGAAAAATTAGCTATAAGAATGAGCTTATCAAATCCAGAAGAAGTTGAGAACTTAGGTAATATAACTATAAATGGTTTAGAAGTTATTGAAAATGGTCAAGTAATAGGAAAGATATTTATTGATAGCTTAAATAAAGTTGGAATTGGTTTAGATGTAATTCAAGGTGAAAGAAATGTTCTAGTGTTTGAAAAGAATAAGAAAAGTGCAAAGATAGTAATAGAGTAGGTTAATAGCCTACTCTTTCTTTTTTACATAAACATTTAAAATAAAATAATCTTTTTATTTAATAGTAAATGAATATTATTTAAATAATTAAAATAAAGGGTAAATTTGTTATCTCAAATATTTCTTTTTTTATGCATTGATGTAAAATAACTATTACAAAGAGTTCTTAAATATTTATGAGGTGATTTTTGTGAAAATGAAAAGCGTTTTATATGCAAGAGTTAGTACAGAAGATTTAGAACAAAACAATAGTTATATTCAGCAACAATTATATCAAGATGATAGGTTTGAGATAGTAAAAATCTTTAGTGATAAAGCTAGTGGTTCATCTGTAGATGGTCGTGAGAGCTTCTTAGAAATGTTAAAGTATGTTGGAATATCTAAGGAAGGAAACAACTATTTTGTTGAACATAGAACAGAAATAGAATGTATTATAGTTGCAAATATAAGTAGATTTAGTAGAAGTGTTGTTGATGCAAGACTTATTATAGATGCACTACACAAAAATAATGTTAAACTTTTCTTTGTAGATTTGAATAAGTTTTCAGATGATGCAGATATATTCTTGCAATTAAATATGTATCTTATGATAGAAGAACAGTATCTAAGAGATGTATCTAAGAAGGTAAAAGCTGGTATGCAAAGAAAACAATCTACTGGATATATATTAGGTTCAAATAAGATATGGGGATATAACTATGTAACCAAAGATGATGGAAAAGGTTATCTAGTACCCCATGAAACAGAGAGTTTAATGGTTAAAAATATATTTAAAGAATATATTGCTGGAGCTGGTACAAGAACACTAGCTAAAAAATATAAACTTTCCTCTTCAACTATTTTAGGAATTTTAAAGAATACAAAATATTGTGGTTATATGGGTTATAATTTAAAATCAGATAGTCCAACATATGTTAAAAGTCCATTTATAGAGCCTTTAATATCAACAGAAGCCTTTGAGGAAGTTCAGAGAATAATTAAAGGTAGATGCAATTCAGAAAGTGGCAGAGGAAGGAGAATTAAAGTGAGAAATCTCACAGGAAAGATAAAATGTGAATGTGGAGCGAACTACCATTACAAGCAAAGAGAAACAGAATGGTGTTGTGGAAGAGAAGGTGTTGAGGGAAGAACAAAGGGCTGTGGTTCTCCTCAATTCAATACTAAACTTATAATTCCGTACCTAGAGAAAAATATGGATAATATAGAAAAGAATTTACAATTTAATTTAAATAGAGAGATAAAAGATATTAACGTTGGTAGTTTTGATAGATTAAATCAAAGAAAAGAAGAATTGATTCGACAACAGGACAAGTTGCTTGATTTATATTTAGATGAAGATAAATTAAAAAATATTTCTAAAGAGATGCTAGAGAGAAGGTCAAAATTAATAAAAGAAGAGATTGAAGAAGTAGAAGAGAAACTTGTTATCCTTAATGATATGAATAGTCATTTAAATAATTTAAGAAGAATAAAAGTTGAATATAAAAATGAAATTAAAAATATAAGAAGATTGATTGAAGAAAAGAATCTTGATGAAATTGAAAAACTCATAAGTAAAATTCAACTTGAAACTATAGTTAATATCATCAATTTTAGAAAAGAATTAAAAATAAAAGAAATACAATTTTCATGTTTTAATGAATTATATAATACAAATTTTATATTTGCACCAGAACCTAAAAAAGTATGGGATAAGTAATAAATTTATAGTGAGGGTATGTCATAGACAAGACCTGGAGTTCACGCTTCACATGGTATGGAGAGAACTCACTATGATGCTTTAGAAAACACCATAAAACTAATATATTTGTATTTAACAAGATAAAATAAGAAAAATAATTAATAAATTTGAGTCATCTAAAAGTAAAAAATACTTTTAGGTGATTTTTTTTAGATTATTATATAACTATTTATATATTTCACTTAAAAATATAAGATATGAACTACATAATTAATAATTTTTTTACTTGAATTAAGGGTTAGCTAATATTAAAATTAATAAAACTAAAATAGTTAATTTGAATTTAATTTTAATTTTTCCTTAGATAATATTAGGATTAAATGAAACTACATTATAAGGTGATTAATAAATAAAACTTTTGCAAATAATATACTTAAGATAAAGTTGATTGGAGTGTAGAGAATGAAAGAGTTTTTAATAGTAAGTATTTTAGTTTCTACTTTATTCTTAAGTGAAGGATTAATTTATGGAAGTACTTTTTTAGAAAAAGAAGTTGATTTAAATAATGCTACAAATATTTCATTAGACAAAGAATCCTATAAGGACTTGTATTATACTGGGGAAAAAGCCCCTTTAACTAATGAAGAAAAAAAGATAATGGAGAATTATGCTTTAAAATATAGGGAAAGGGCTACTTTCTTAGATTTAGGCGCTAATATAGATGGATTTAAAGAAATAGGAAAGGAAAGATATTACCAAATAACCTTATATTCTAAAAGTGTAAAAGGTAATGATTTAACAGGAATAGTAGATAGAGTTCTTATAAATAAAAAGGGAAATGTTTTAAAGGGTGAAAATGGGGAACCTTTAAGTGGAATAGAGGGTCTCATAACAAATTTGAATATAAGCAACAATGAGATTATGGAGTTAGAGAATATTGCAAGAAATTATGAAGCAAAATTAAATAATAAAGATTTAGATGTAGACATATGGGGAGAAAAAGAAATTAATAATGAGATTTATTATGGAGTTAATATATACTCTAATACTTTGAAAAAAGAAGGAATCTTTGAACCTTTAGAAAAATTATATATAAATAAATCTGGAGAAGTTATTAGAAATACAGAGACTTAGATTAGGAGGGTATAAATGGAATATGGAGATATTAAATTTTTAGTTAGGAAAAGTTTAAATACAGAAGAGGGACTAAATATAAGGCTTAAGATTAAAGATGTTAATTTAAGAGAAATTCAGCTTTATAGGGGTAAAACAAAAATAAACAATATAAAGTGTAAAGAGGAGTTTTATTGCGATTCAAACTTTATATATATTAATAATAAAAGCAGGGATTTGATTTTAGAATATGAGGTTTTAATAGGTAACTTAGGAAAGCATGGAAAAGGTGGAGAAATAGAAGAGGATTTAATAAGCTTTATGGGTGAACAAATACTTCTATTACCAGTTGAAATTCTTACAATGAATGATGACCTAAAATTAAATTGCATCCTAGAAATAGATTTTACCGATCTTATAGAAGATATAAAGAGTGAAGTCTATAGTGAAAAGGATTATAAAAGTATAATACCTTTTAAAGAAAATGATTTTAAGTCAAAGTGTGTAGGGGGGACTTGGAGTGACCTATATGAAATAATGAAGTCTTCATATACCTTTGGCTTTTTTAAAGAAATAGTTTTAAAGAAAGAATATGGAGAAGTACATTTATATAGTAGTATTGAAAATACATTTTTAAATGACAGTAGTAATGAAGAGCTTGTAAGAAATATAAAGTCTATTTGTGATTATTATTATGATTTATTTAAAATAGATTCTCTAAATAAGAAAGATTTGAATATAGTTTTACTTAGAAAGAGCAAAAAGGAGAACTCTTATATATTAGGCGGAAGTGGGAAAAATATTATAAGTGCTACTTTTGATATGAATAAAAAGAGAGATTGGCAATTATTATCCCATAGAATTTTTCATGCCTTTATGGATGATCTTTTAAAATCAAGAGTTTATCATCTTCCTCCAAATCTTTGGTTAACAGAGGGATTAGCTACTTATTATGAAAACTTAGCTTTAGAATCCATAGAAGATGGATTAAAAGAAAGCCTAGATATAAAGTTTAAAAAGGAAATGGCAAATTTATATACAAGATATTTATATATGACTTTAAAAGAGCCAAGCAGATTTAGAATAATTCCTATGGAAGAAGGAAGCATAAAAAGTCATGGTAAAATAGAGTTTTTACATTATACAAAGGCTCCCTTATTAGTATATTTTATAGAAACTTTAAAGAATTCATGTGGTAATAAACATGAAATAATAGAATATTTAATTAATAACAAAGACAAAAGTTTTTCTATGCAAAATCTTTTTTATAATCTGTTAGGTTTTAGGTGTGATAGCTTTGCATCTAAATATTTATTTGAAAATAGTATAATTCCTCTATGGGACTTAAAAGAACATTTAGATGACAAAGAGGTTATTTGTAACTTACAGGAATATGAGTATATTTTGTGGACATGGTTTTTAGGAGAAGAAGAAAATTATATTAAAGATGATCTTAGGGAATATAACAAAAATATTGAGGAAATCATAAGCCTTAGAAATATTAATATTTATAATTCTTATTTAACAAAGGAAATTGAGGATTATTCTAAGGAATTAAGCTTTTTATTAAAGGCTTGGATTATTAGAAGTAATATATGTAGTGTTTCTTCTCAAGATGAAAATATTAGATATAAACTTTTAAAGGATAAAGAGAATCTTAGAATTTGGAAGGGATTTGTACAGCAATCCATAAAAAATAAGGTGAATATATAAGATAAGGCATCTATTAATTTTATGAAGGTTATAATATGATTTTTTTAGTTATAATATAAAATATTTAATAAATCAACATAATATATAAAGCTAACAAAATAATATAAATGAGCCTTTAGTAAAGTTAATATTATTATATTAACTTTATAATAAATACATTATAAGCTTATTCATTATGTCTAAATATAAAAATATATAAAGATAAAAGTTAAATATCAATAATTTTAATAAGGGTATTTTAAAAGAAGTGAAATATACTAAGATAATAGTAGTAGGTTATTTATGATATAATAATTTATGAAATAATTATATTTAAGAGTGGTAATATTTTTGTTTACAACTTTAAAGAATCTGATATAATAGAGTTTGTTATTTAAAATGAAATATTTTATTGCTATGATGAAGAAGAGTACATAAGTAATTATTTTAAAGCGATTTAGGGAGGGTGAGAGCCTAAAAAATAATCTTATAGAAAGAAGCTTCGGAGCTTAGACTGAAAATCTTAAATTTTAAGGAGTAGGTCTAGGGGTAATTCCCTTAATTGATTATGAGTGAGTTAGCTTAGCTAACTAATTTAGGTGGTAACGCGGAAGTTAAGTCTTTCGTCCTAATTTTTAGGACGAGGGACTTTTTTTATTACATAAATTTAGAAAGGAAAGTGAAAAGAATGAGTTATGAAAATTTAGCTAATTTAATATTCCCAAACATAGATAAAACACCGGAATATTATTTTGAAAAATATCCAAAGAGAGATTTAAAAGAAGGGGCTAAAGTATTAAGATATGCACCAAGCCCAACTGGATTTCAACATATAGGAGGAGTTTTTGCTTCATTAATAAATGAAAGATTAGCTCACCAAAGTGGTGGAATTTTCTACTTAAGAATAGAAGATACTGATCAAAAGAGAGAAGTTGAAGGTGCTATAGATGATACTATAAAAACTATGCATAACTTTGGAATGGATTTTGATGAAGGAATAACTGGTGAAAACTCAGAAAAGGGAGCTTATGCACCATATAAACAAAGTCAAAGAGCTGATATATACAGAGCTTTTGTTAAAGATCTTTTAAGAAAAGGATTAGCTTATCCATGTTTTATGACTTCTGAAGAATTAGAAGCTTTAAGAGAAAAACAAATTGCAGAAAAATTAACTCCAGGATGTTATGGAGAGTTTGCTAAATATAGAGATTTATCACCAGAAGAGGCTATAAAGAGAATTGAAGCTGGTGAAAGCTATGTTATAAGAATGAAGTCACCTGGAAATCCTGAAAAGAGAGTTGTTGCTCATGACATGATAAAAGGAGAGGTTTCATTCCCAGAAAATCTTCAAGATGTAGTAATAATAAAAGGTGATGGTCTTCCAACTTATCACTTTGCTCATGCAATAGATGATACATTAATGAGAACTACTCATGTTATAAGAGGAGAAGAATGGTTGTCATCACTTCCAATACATCTTCAAATGTTTGAAGTTTTAGGAGTAGAAGCACCTAAGTATGCTCATATTCCAACAATAATGAAAATGGATGGAAGTTCAAAAAGAAAATTATCAAAGAGAAAAGATCCAGAAAGTGCAGTAAGTTATTACAGTGAAAAAGGATATCCATCTCAATCAGTTATTGAATATCTTTTAAATATAATAAACTCAGCTTTCGAAGAGTGGAGAGCAGAAAATCCAGATGCAGATTATCATGATTACAAGGTTGAACTAGATAAAATGAGTAAGAGTGGAGCTTTATTTGATTTAGTTAAATTAAATGATGTAAGTAAAGATGTTATCTGTAAAATGAAACCAGAAGTTGTTTATGATTTATATACAAACTGGGCTAAAGAATATGATAAAGAAATGTATGATTTAGTTACTTCTAAAGAAGCTATGATGAAAGAAGTATTCAATATAGATAAAGAAGGTCCAAAGCCAAGAAAAGACTTTGCTAAATGGGATGAAGTTAGAGAAAAAATATTCTACTTCTTTGATGAGTTATTTGATAAGGAAACAGCTAATGATGTTGAATTACCAAAAACTTTAGAATTAGAAGAAGCTAAGAGAATAATAGAAGCTTATGAAAAAGCATATAACTTTAATACAGATAAGGATACTTGGTTCTCAGATTTAAAAGAAGTTGCTGTAGAATTAGGATATGCTACTGATAGAAAGAAATATAAAAAGAACCCAGAAGAATATAAAGGAATGGTTTCTGATGTTGCAGGAGCTGTAAGAGCAGCTTTAACTCACAGAGCTAATACTCCAGATCTTTATACAATAATGCAAATTATGGGAGAAGAAGCTGTAAGAGAAAGATTTAAAAAATTCTTATCTCTATAA